TTGCTGTTCCTAAGCAATGCGGGATTTCTCTTTGCCTGCAAGTTGCATTTCAAACAACGCCTTTGATACTCTTTCAGCTCTGAGTTCTTCCCTGATAAGCTGTTCAAGGTAATAATCCTCAAGGCGTTCACCGTTTGCATCACCAAATCGGCTGATAATAACCGCCAACTTGTTCTTAGCGTGTGCCTTAGCAATTTCAAACTCAGATTCAGTGCATATGTATCCGTTTGAGGATATAAAATCAGTGTAATTCAAAATATTTTCCCACCTTTATATTTGATAAACATTTTGCTAAGGTCCGCAAAATGTTCTTTTCATCAAACAACCTTGTAGTCGTTGGCATTTTCAACCCCCACACATTCAAAATTGAATGCTTCGGATTCAGGCGTTTCAAGGGCTTTGAGTTTGCGTTTTAGCTCTCTGTTCTCGTGACGATAACCGCTTGACGCTGTTTTTTCAAGTGCAAGGTCTGTTCTTGCGTTTCTCAGTTCAATGCTGAGATGTCTGTTCTCTGCTCTGAGGTTTTCCACATCTTTGAGCAGTTTTCTGCGTGTCGGATAGTTTCTTAAATGCCACATTTGTTACACTCCTTTCAACGGGTTTGAACCGAGAATATAATTGAGAAACGGTATTCTCGGAATACGGATAGATGTGCCGACTACAATTACATTGAAGCCCAATTTTTCGGGTTCGTCCTTTGCCTGTTCACGCAACTTTTGCGGAGCAACTCCAATAGCCTTTGCGGCGTCCTCAGAAAGCAGATAGAAATCACTGCTATCCATAATTTCTTTGATTTTTTTGTTCATCTGAACTGTGTCCATACTTTTCGCCTCCTATTTTTCGTTGGTAATTTTATCTGAAACGATTTCGACTGATTCAACATCAGCTACGCTGAGTGTCAGTTTGAGCAGTACAACCTCGCTGACCGTTCGTGTTATCTGATAGCTTGTAACATACGGAATTTCTGTTCCGTCAATTTCAAGAAGGAACTTGTCCTTTGTGTCAATAAGTTTAAGTTTTGCCATTTTCTCACCTGCTTTTCGATATTTTATTGCTTTATTACCCAAATAATGTTATTATTTATTTAGAAAGGTGGTGCACATATGAGTGACCAAAACATAAATGATACTGCTTATGGTGTTACAAAAGCTGTTTTAGAATCAGAAGCAGTAAGTAATCTTACAAATCCACCAACAAAAGTTGTAGGTGGTCTGTTAGCCGATTTCATAAACTTAACTGTAGGTGGCATACATTATGCTTCAATAAAAGCCGAATTAAAGCGCCAAAAAAAGTTGGAAGACTTTAAAGCTAACATTCAAAAGGGTGTAGATAATATTCCAACAGAACATAAAGTTGAATCGAGAGAATCGATTATTGGACCTGCTCTTGAAAAAGCGAAATACCTTATGAATGAAGACGAAATTCGTGAAATGTTTGAAAAGTTAATCGTCAATTCATTCGACAGTAGAAAAATCGAAAAAATTCATCCGTCTTTTTCTGACATCATTCAACAAATGTCGCCTATAGATGCCCAAAACCTAAAATGTTTTTCAGTTGAAGAAAATTTGCCAATATGCGAAATAAGGATGGAGCTTGAAAAAGGCGGTCATAGAATTTTGCAAACTAATATTTTTTGTAGTAATAAGTTTTGCGATTCAATTGAGCAACAATCAATTTCTTTATCGTCTTTATCTCGTATGGGTCTTATAAGCATCGCATATGATCAATACTTAACTGATGATTCAGTCTATAAGATTTTTGATTCTTTACCTATAGTAGTAGATTTCAAAAATCAAATAGAAGCCGCAAACAAATCAAATAACAGTAATCAAAAATTTGATTTACAGAAAGGAGTTGCAAAACTTACTCCTGTTGGAAAAGCGTTCATTGATGTTTGTCTTCGTCCTTTGCCCACTTAATCAGATCCATAATTTGAGCGTCGTGCTTATCAAGGTAGCTGTCTATTATTTTATACAAATGGGCGGCTACTATTTTTATAGCTAATACTGCTGAAACAAAAGCTGTGCAAAGCATTAGCAGTCCTAAAATTATTATTACTTCCGTCTTTCTTCACCTCTTTTCATCTAAGTCCGTTTAATGGGACTGTGATTGTGGTATTATTGATTGTGTGGTATTACCTACTGTTCTTTTTAAGAATTTCGTTGACAACTGACTTTTCTTCATTCGTCAGTAAGTTTTCAACTGGTGTATCTGTGATTTCAGCAATTTTCTGTCTTACTGAAATTTTAGGAATAACGCCATTACGCCAGTTTCGGATGTTAGCTTTACTCATTTCTAATTGAGAGAGTAACGAACAAAGTGTTATATTTCTTTTATCGCATATATCTGACACAATTTTGTAAAAATCCACAATTTATTACCTCCTTTTTTATTGATAATTTAGGTTGACAAATGTGCACTATACCTTTATAATTTAATCAGTTAAAAAAATTAGATTACAAAGTTGGTGCACATTCACACACCTTTTTTCGTCAAGTTAATGTCCCCACATCGTCTTGACAAGTTTATTATAGTGCATAAAAGTGTACTTTGCAAGTGCATTTTTGAAATTTAAGTGCATTTATATGAACTTCGTGAAAAGTGCACAAAAGTAGAGGTGCATTTTTGTGTTCTTTGATTTATTGGATTCAATATGTAAAGAGAAC